TTGGTAAGCCAAATGCAAACTCAGTTGCTGCTGGTGGTAACCAATATGAATACTGGTTTTCGGCTGCTAACTTTTTGGCATACTCAAACAACCTAAAAGTTGTTCGTGCTGCTAACAATGCGTTCTCAACCTTAAATGCTTCCGCTAATACCAACGGTGCCATATTGATTGAGAATGTAGAAGACTATTTACAGAACCACACTACAGCAAATACAACAAACGGACCAATGGTTGCAAAGTATCCAGGTGGTCTAGGCAACTCTCTAAGAGTTTCTATTTGCCCAAGTTCGACAGCATTCTCATCAAACCTATCATCAAGTGACGGAATATCTGTAACCTCTAGCACTAGCAATACAGTTATTGCTGTTACTGGTGGTAGCCCTGTTACTAACCTTTATGTTGGCGATTTGGTTTCTTTCGATTCTGGTGTATCATATGTCAGAACAGTAAGTGTTAGTGCCTCTTACATCAACGTTGCAGCTAACACCACAGTTACTGCTGGCGCACCAATTCTTCGTAAGTGGCAATATGCTGACAATTTTGGTATTGCTCCAGGAACTTCAACATTTGCAAGTTCAGTTAATGGTGCAAACGATGAAATCCATATCATTGTTGTAGATGAGGGCGGTTCATTCTCAGGTGTTTCAAACACAGTATTGGAAAAATTTGCTTTTGCTTCAAAGGCATCAGATTCAAAAGATTCAAACGGAAATAGCAACTACTATGTTAACCTTCTAAATGATAAGTCATCGTATGTATGGTGGACTGGTCACCAACCAGGTGCAGTAAACTGGGGCAATACAGCAAAAGACACATCATTTAATGTTGTTCGTGTTCCATTTACAGCTTCAATGAGTGGTGGTTCAGATGGTAACATCGTTACTGCAAACATTATTACCGGTTACAGCCAGTTCTCTAATCCAGATTCAGTCGATGCAGGCTTAATTATCTCTGGTCCCGCTGGTTCAACCCTTGCAGCTAATCTAATAACTCTTGCTGAAACACGCAAAGATGCTGTTGTGTTCTTGTCACCAACAAAGGCCTCTGTTGTTCAGAATCCTGCTGGTGAAGTAAGCAGCATTACATCATACCGTGATGGTTTGTCTTCATCTTCATATGCCTTTATGGATGCAAACTGGAAATATCAATACGACAAGTATAACGATGTTTACCGTTGGGTACCAATGAACGGTGATGTTGCTGGTTTGACTGCTCGTTCAGATTATATCAGAGACCCATGGTTCTCACCTGCTGGTTTAAATCGTGGTCAGATTCGAAATGTTATTAAGTTAGCATGGAACCCAACCAAAGCAGACAGAGACAATCTGTATGTTAAAGGTATTAACCCTATATTGACATTCCAGGGTGAAGGTACTGTTCTATTTGGCGACAAGACAATGTTGAGCAAGCCTTCTGCATTTGATCGTATTAATGTTCGCCGTCTGTTCATTACTCTTGAAAATACAGTTTCTCGCGCTTCAAGATTCTCACTATTTGAATTGAATGATCAGTTTACCAGAGCACAGTTTGTTGCTCTTGTTGAACCATATCTAAGAGAAATTCAAGGTCGCCGAGGCATTACTGATTTCCGTGTAGTGTGTGATACAACTAACAACACACCAGAAGTTATTGATCGTAACGAGTTTGTTGGTGATATCTACATCAAACCTGCTCGTTCAATTAACTTCATTCAACTTAACTTCGTGGCTACAAGAACTGGTGTATCCTTCGAAGAAGTTGTTGGACGATTCTAAATAAAGGAACAGGAGAACAATAATGGCATTTTCAGTAAACGAGTTTAGAAGTCAATTAGTGGGCGATGGCGCCCGTCCTAATTTATTTGAAGTGTCGATGCCTTTTCCTACATTTTCACTACCAGGAAACGCTCAAACAAAGCTAACCTTTATGTGTAAGACAGCACAACTACCTGGATCAACTCTAGGTGTTGTGCCTGTTCAATACTTTGGTCGTGAACTAAAGTTTGTAGGCAATCGAACATTTGCAGATTGGACAATCACAATTATCAACGATGAAGATTTTGTGATTCGTAATGCATTTGAGCGTTGGATGAATGGTATTAATAGCCACAATCTAAACGTAAGAAACCCACTTGCATTAGCACCATTAGGTTACACAGTTGACGGTGATGTTACACAATTTGGTAAGAAGGGTGACACGCTTAAGAAATACAGATTCGTAGGACTTTTCCCATCAGATATTACACCAATCGATGTTGATTGGGGTTCTAATGATACAATTGAAGAATTTTCAGTAACACTTACATATCAATGGTGGGAGTCTATTGAATCTGGAGTGGTATAAAGAGAAAGGCTTCGGCCTTTCTCTATTTTTAGGATGATTAATTAATGGCGTTAAAACTCTTTGGTTTCACCTTAGGTTCAAAAGATGTTGTTCAGGTTCAAGCGCCTGAGCAACCATCTTTTGCACTTCCAACTACCGCTATCGATGATGGTGCAGTCACTATCACACAAAATGCCTATTACGGCACTTATGTTGACCTAGAAGGTTCGATACGGAATGAACTAGAACTCATCACTCGATATCGTGAGATGGCAAATCATCCAGAATTGGAGATGGCCATTGATGATATTGTCAATGAGGCAATTACACACGATGTTACTGGTCGAACAGTTGATATAGTTTTAGATAAGTTAAAACAACCAGAAGCAGTCAAGAAAAAAATCATAGAAGAATTTGAAAACATTCTTGATATGCTTAATTTTGGTAATCTTTCTGATGACCTTTTCAAAAGATGGTACATAGATGGTCGCATTTATTACCATGTTGTTGTTGACGAAAAGAAACCAAAAGAAGGTATACAAGAATTAAGGTACATCGACCCACGCAAGATTCGTAAAGTGCGTGAGGTAAAGAAAGAAAAAGATCCAAAAACTGGCGCAGACATTATCAAGTCTATCGCTGAGTATTATGTTTATAGTGATCGTGGTACAACGACACAAACATATGGTTCATCAGTCAATAGTGGTTTACGAATTGCACCCGAAGCAATCATTAATGTCAATTCAGGTTTGATGGATGCTAAAAATACATTCGTCATTTCATATCTACACAAAGCAATCAAACCTCTAAATCAGTTGCGTATGATTGAAGATGCGGTTTGTATTTACCGTATTTCAAGAGCACCTGAGCGTAGAGTATTTTATATTGATGTAGGTAACTTGCCAAGAGGCAAAGCAGAACAATATCTAAAAGACATTATGGTCAAGTATCGTAACAAGATGGTTTACGATGCAAACACAGGCGAATTGCGTGATGACCGTAAACATATGTCGATGTTGGAAGATTTTTGGTTACCTCGCCGTGAAGGTGGTAAAGGTACTGAAATCACAACATTACCTGCTGGACAAAACCTTGGTGAATTGGAAGATGTAAAATACTTCCGCGAAAAACTATTACAATCATTGAATGTTCCACTTTCACGCCTTCAACCAAATGATGGCGGCATGATTGGTGTAGGCAGAACATCAGAAGTTACACGCGATGAAGTAAAGTTTACCAAATTTATTATTCGTCTGCGTAACAAGTTCTCACAAATTTTTGACCATGCTTTAAGAATTCAATGTGTGTTAAAAGGCATTTGCACTTCTGAAGAATGGGAAGAATTCAAAGATAAAATCTATTATGATTACAAGAAAGATAATAACTTCACAGAGTTGCGTGATGCAGAATTGTTGCGCGAAAGAGTAGGTTTATTACAACTTGTCGATCCATATATTGGTCATTATTATTCAGCCGAATGGGTAAAGAAAAAGATTCTGCAATTCACCGATGAAGATATTCAGAAAATGGATAAGCAGATGAAGGAAGAATCTGACGCAGGCGTTGGTCAACCAGTTATTACTCAAAATGAACAACCAGAAATAACTTCAGAACAATACCCACCAGAAGACAACACGGTTGAAAAGGGTGATATGGAATCATTAACACCTCAATTAGACCAAGATGTAGAAAAATTTTCATCTAAACTAAATAGGCGTTAACATGGATATTAAAACTTTTATTTCACAAACAATGAACGGTGAAGCTGGTGCAGCGAAAGACACCTTGAACGATTTGCTTTCTGCTAAAGCTTTTGAAGCATTAGATGCTCGTAAGCAACAAATTGCTCAGACACTATATGCTTCAGATGAGCAAGAAACGGAAACACCAGAAGAAACGGAAACAGAAACTACTGAGCAAGAATGAAAAGTTTATTAGAATTTAAATCTACCGTCAACGAAGAAAAATCAGACTACTCAAAGTTTGATGCTCTTGTTCGTGCAGGTTTAGCTAATAAGGCACAGTT